AGAGGCAGAGATGCTGAATATGAAGAGTATGAATATATAGTCCCACCTCGTTTTAGAAAGAATGATTACCAGTGGGAGAAGGCATTAGACCAAGCAGAATGGAAAGATACTCCTCTTGCCGGAATAGATTTTCTACATGTCTTATCAAAAATCTCAAAATAGAAATCTCAAACTGTCCCATTTTTTCGGAAATTATAAATCATCTTCATTTTTTTATAAGATTTTATTCCTTTGATAAAATTATAGACAAAAACATTACTTGGAGGGGCTTAAAATGCATAATGAAAGCAAAGAATACAAAATAAATAGAATTTTAGCTTTTGGTCATGAAAATTTTAAACCTGCTGATAAAAATGAAAAAACAGAGTTAAGAGCTTTTAAAAATCTAAGAAAAAGATTAATTAATACAAGTTCAATTTTATATTTTAAACCTATAATTCCCTTAAATGGAAAGCTTATAAAACCTGATATTTTATGGATACATCCTCAGGTTGGAATTCTCGTAATAGAAGTTAAAGCATGGGATAAAAATTTTATTAGAAATGGGGAATGGAAGGAAGACGGTAAATTTTATGGAAAAAATGATAGTTATGGAAGTAATCCTATACAAGAAGCAAACAACTTTGTTGAAAAAATCAATAGGAAAATTCAAAAAATACCAGAATTTAAAAAACAAGATTTACCTATAAGCTTTATCATCTATTTTCCAAATTTAACGGAAAGAGAATATGATTCTTCAACTGATGAGATTTTTAAAAACATGGTTCCCAAAGAATTCTGCTTATTTAGAGGAGAAACTAACTTAATAGAGAAATTGGTGAGTAGGCTGAGAGAATATAACTATGTTAATTTCAATAAAATCATTTCGGAAAAAGAATTTGAACCTATAAGGAAAGCTCTTTTCCCTCATTTATCCATAAGCAAAATAAACATTACAGTATCCGAGGAAGATATTCCCGTATTAGATATATACCAAGAAAATCTTTTACATGGACACTGGAAAGGCTACAGAATTTTAAGAGGAACTGCAGGATCTGGGAAAACTGTAGTTTTAATTGGAAAAGCCATTTATGAAAAATTGAAAAATCCTGATAAAAAAATATTAATTGTAAGTTTTGCTAATTCTCTTATTAATGATATTAAAACTTCTATAGAACAAATAATAAATTTGAGAAAATTAGATATTTCAATAGATGATTTCCACATAAAAACTGTAGACTCATTAATCACGGATTTATATATAAAATATGTGAACGAATTTGATGATGCGTCTGAACAAGCAAACATTTTAATAGAAAAAATTAAAGAAAATCCTGATATTATCGAAGAATCTGATAAATATGATGTTATTCTTTGTGACGAATCCCAAGATTTAAAAAAGGATGTTTTTCAGATAATAAAAGCCTTATCAAAGGATAATACTTTAGTAATTTTTGGTGTCGATGAAACGCAAAGGATATATGATGAAAGAGATTGGAAATGGACAGATGTTGGATATAATGCAAAAGGTAGAGTTACAGTTCTAAAAAGAAGTTACAGAAATCCTGGGAATATATTAAAGACAGCTGTGTCTCTACTAAAAAAAGATTCAGTATTGATAGAAGAGCTTAGAGAACTTGAAGCTGCCGTAGTAAGTGATGACATTTTACCTATGCGAGAGGATGGTGAAGAAGTTGAATTCTACATAGCTAATAATGAATTTACAAAAGTAAAAGAGATAGTAGAAAACTTAATAAAAAATAACGTTAAGCCTGAAGATATATTTATACTTTCCCCAACAGCAAATGTATTAGGATATTATGAAATTGCTTTAAAAAGTATATTACCTGAAGATAAAATCCACTCATTTTCTTCCTATAGTGAAAAGGGGATGAAATATATACCTAAAGATAAGTTAGTAATAATGCCGTATAAATCCGCCAAAGGTTTAGAAAGACCTGTGGTTATAGTAACAGGAGTACATATGTTACCTTATAAACAAAGCAAGACGGCTAAAGATAAGAAAAGAGATAGAAAGACTCTTTATGTAGCTTTGACGAGAGCACAAAGAAAGCTAATTATTACTGCCCAAAAAGAAGAAGGATTTGCAGTAGATCTGAAAGAAATTTTAATGTAATTAAAAAAGTGTTATATATAACATCTCAAGTCTATCCACCTGCTATATTGATAAGAAATAACTTTACAAGGAGTAGCAGGTGGAAAGCTTATTTTTTTCGACAATTAAGGAGTATCTTCCCCCAATAACAGTTTTAATTATTGTAATTGTATATCTTGTATTTCAAAATAAAACAAGAGCAAAAGAAGCAGAAGAAATAAAGCAGTTTATTGACAAAAGGTTTAAATCTGTAGAACAGAAGTTTGATAAAATTTTTACTGAAATAGCAGAACTTCATGAACTTTATCACAAATTAGACACAGAGCAAAAAGAAAGATATCACGAATTAGACAAAAAAATTCTCAAGCAAGAAAACAACTATGTAGAAAAGCTGGATTTTATATCACTTATAAATGATACAAACAGAAGATTTGAAGTGCTTCACAAGACGCTTATAGAAAGAGATGAGAAATTCAGAGCTGAAATAAAAGAACTTTTTCATATTGCTTTGAAAAATAACAATAACGGAGCTGGAAAATGATAGAAAAAGCAAGAATAAAAGGCAGAATACTTGGATTTTACAGGAATGTTAAGCCTTTATCTGGACTTACTCTTGGAGAGATTTATGCACTTTTGCTTAGATACTATGAACCCGCTGCGATTGAACTATCTATATTGAAAGAGATAGTTCTTGATTTGATAAATGATGGATATCTGCGAAAAGAAGCTCTTTATCTCGACGCTGATACGATTTTGTTTGCAACAGAAAGAGCATATCTGCTTATAGACAAAAAAAGAATTGATGAAACTATAGAACTACCAAAGGATCTGTGATGAAAAAAACAAGGCTTAAGAAGTTTGATAAGCTTCCAGAACATGTAAAACAAGAAATTATTCAGCTAAGAAGGCAAGGAAGAACTTTTGAGTATCTCGAGAACTACCTTGAGGAAAAATACGGAATAGAAATTTCCTATAAATCCCTCTGGAACTGGTTTAAGGATAAACAAGATATGTTTGATATTGCTCTGATGTTTGGTGAAACTCTTGAAAATGGAGAGCTTTTATCTGCTACTAAAGGCTTGTCTTTTGCTTTAGTTGGTATCTATCAACAGCTGATTTATGTGCTTGATAATGTGTCAAAAACTGCAGATATAGACAGTTTAGAAAAGCATCTATCAATTATAAAAGACGCAATGAATACCCTTTCTAACTTTATGAGAGCTACCGCTTACACAGAAAAAACTCAAACAGAACTTGAGGATAAATACAGCAAAATGTTTGAAAGTTTCCTTGAAAAAGCTACAAAAGAAGCAAAAGAAAGATTTAAAGATAATCCCCAGCTTGCAAATACAGTGGTTGAAATAATTCAAAAATCGCTATGAGTTTAAAAAAGAAAGCACTTAAAAAAGCTTTAGAAAAGGTTGATGTATCTGTAGATACGGAGAAATCTGAAAGGGTTAAAAAGGCTAAAAGTGATTTTTGGTTTTTTGCAAAAACTTATATGCCTCATTATTTCAAATCCGAACCAGCTGAATACCACAAAATAATATTTGATATTGTCAACAAAAGAGAACTTACCCAGGAACATATAAGAGCTCTAAGACCTTGGATGCATTATAAATACTGGGTGAAGCTAAAACCTAAAAAAGATTTTGAAGGTATCCTTGACATAGAACCTCGTGGATTTTCTAAGTCTACAAGGTTTATTCGGGCATATCCTATCTGGAAGATTCTTAGAGGTGATACATCTTATGCTGTTATTTTCGGAGCTAATCAAAAGCTGGCAAATAAAGAACTTCGTAAAATAAAAAGAGAATTTGAAGCAAATAAGAAATTACGAAAAGATTTTGGAGATTTAATTGGAGAAATATGGCAATCGGAACACATAGAATTGAAAAATGGAGCTGCAATTTCAGCATTTGGTATTGAATCTGCAGCAAGAGGTATTACTAACTATGAAAAAAGACCGGATTTGGTTATTGTAGATGACCTTCAGAAAAAGAAAAGAATAAATAATAAAGAATATAGAGATTGGTTGTATGATGAATTTTTCTCAACTATATATCCATTGGGAGAAGAAGCTTTACTTATTTTAACTCAAACAATAATGCATGGAGATGATCTTCCAAGTAGGATATACAAGCGTATTGTAGGAGATTGGGATAATGAAGATGAAGTATTGGATAGCTGGGTATTTTTAAGATTCTCTGCATATAACGAAAACAAGCAATCAATTTGGGAATCAAGATGGAGTAAAGAAAAATTAGAAAAAAGAAGAAAAGCAGTAGGTTCTACAGCTTGGGCTAATGAATATATGAATGAGCCCGTTGATGAGAATTCAAAGTTTTTCCGTGAGGAATGGATTAAGTTTTATGACTTTAATGAACTGCCAACTATTTCTGACTTGGAAATTAGTATGGGAGTTGATCCTGCAGTTACAGGAACTGGAGATTATTATGCTTATGTTATTGTTGGAAAACATCGTCCAACAGCAAGGATATTTGTATTAGAAGCTTATGGAAAACATGTAACCTACAAAAATTTCAGAAAAGCAATTGTAGATGCTTATAGAAGATGGAAACCAAAGAGAATAATCTTTGAAGGAATTCAGGCTCAAGAAAATTATGCAAAGGAAACAATAGAATGGGCAGCAATGGAAGAAAATGTGTATTTACCTGTCCAGATAGAAAAACCTCGATTATCAAAAGAAGAAAGAATCTTAACTTTACAACCGTTATTTGAAAATGGGCAGATTTATCTGCAAAAGGATCAGAAAGAATTAATAGATGAAATAAAAGAATATCCTTCTGTTGGCTATGATGATGTTATAGATGCCCTGCAAAAGGCGGTAATGGGACTTCAAACTAAAAGAGAAACCGAATCTTATGTAGCACGTCAAAAAAGGAGAAAAACAATTGTTTAACGATATTAGAGAGCTAAAAGAGCAGGTAGAGCATATACAGGCAATGCTTAACAGAATATTTGCTCTTGGCAAAGTAGTTGCTATTGATGAAGAAAAAGGGCTTGTAAGGGTAAAACTTGAAGAACACGACAGTCTTACTACATACTGGCTACCTGTTTTATATACAAAGACCCAATACGATAAAGAATACTGGCTTCCTGATATAGATGAGATGGTTTTATGCGTATTTACTCCTCCAGCTTTTGAAAGGGGATTTGTTTTAGGAAGTTTTTACACACAGGAAGACGCTCCTCCAGAAGCTAACAGAAATAAATGGATTAAGAGGTTCAAAGATGGAACTGTTATTGAGTATGATAGGGAAAATAGCAAACTTTCTGTAAATGTAAATGGTACTACAGAAATAACTGTAAACGGAAAAACAACCTTAATTTCTAACGGTGGTGTTGATATAGATGGAGGATCTGCAGACCTGTCTGGAGTAGTAACTCAAAAATGTATATGTCCATTTACAGGTAATCCTCACTCAGATTATTCAGTCAATGTAAAAATATCTAAGGGGTAAAAGATGGCTTTAGATAAAACAAGTTTAAAAAACAGAATAATAAATGAGCTTCAGGCTCAGGGATTTAATATAAATGGGAAAGGCAGAGATAACGTAAACTGGATAGATAAGTTTGCACAGGCTATTGCCAATGCAGTTATAGATGAAATACAGCAAAATGCTGAAACTTCAGTGGATAAAGAAAAGATTTTGTAAGGAGAACAAGCTATGTTTACAATAACTCCTCCAGATGAAATAATTCAAAAATTAAGAGAAGATTACTATAAATTGACTGGCAAATGGGTAAATCCTTCAGATGTAGAAAGCTTTTTAATAGATTTAATAGCCTACAATAGAACCCAGCTTGAAGGAAAGGTTAATTACTATAGAAAACAAAACTTTTTAAGATATGCATCTGGAGAGGCTTTAGACCTACTTGGTGAATGGCTTGGTGTTATTAGACTTCCACCACAGCCAGCAAAGACTACCGTTAGATTTACTTTTGAAACTCCTCATCCTCAAATTATGATAGATGAGAATGTAAAGCTTGTTGCAAAGGATAACAAAACGATTTTTAAACCTGCTGAAACGGTCATAGTTCCTGCAGATGTGGAGACTTTTGATGTAGTTTACGAATGCGAAACAGCTGGAACTATTGGAAACGGATTCATAGCTGGAGATATAAATCAGCTTGTAAGCCCTATCGCTTATATATTAAAGGCAGAAAATATTACTGTTTCTACTGGAGGAACACAAGCAGAAGATGACGAACATTTCAGAGAAAGAATTAGACTTGCACCGTGGAGATTTAACACTGCAGGAAGTAGAAAGGGATATATATTCTGGGCTATGACAGCTGATAGCTCTATTATTGATGTAAATGCTTACTCCGACCCTGCAACACCGGGAGAAGTTTTTGTTATTGTTTTAACAAAGGATTTACCAGTTCCTCAAACTGTATTAGACAAAGTAGAGCAAATCCTTTCAGAAGAAGATGTAAGACCTTTAACAGATTTAGTCCATGTTAATGCTGTGACAGAGGTCCCTTTTGATGTTGAAGTAGAACTTACATTACTACCTGATTATGTGCCTATGGCAAGTCAGATTTTAGAAGAAGCTAACAAAAGGGTAGATGAATTTATATCAGAAACCCGAAGCAAAATAGGCAAAGCTATAAATCCAGATAAACTGATTTATAAATTGATGGATATAAAAGGTGTATTTAAGGTCAATGTTATTAGCCCTGTTTATACAGAGATTAACAAGGATGAAGTGGGAGTGGGGAGTGTGGTGGGGGTGAGGGTGGGTTAGAGATACCTTTTAACTATCTCTTTTAATTCTTTTTTGTAGTTATAAATATCTTCAATCCTTTCTATAGGAATTTTAGTTTCTTCTTTTTCATTTAAGTGTAAGCCTATATATTTATTTTTAGTGTTGAAATAGAGCCTACATATCCATTTTCTTGTATTGTTTTTAAACAAAATCCCGAAGTATGATTTTGTATCTTTAGGAGTTATATTTTTAGCGTCTGTTTCTTCAGCCAATATAGATTTAACTATATAAAAACCTTCTAATTCTTCCTCAGTTGTAACTATCTCATCTTCTGGTTTAGGTTCTTCTACTTGTTCTTCTTCTATTTGAACTTTTAAATTTTCCTTTAAAGCATTTATTTTTTCTGCAGCTAATTCATAAATTAAGTCAGAAAATGCAGATTTAATATATCCTCTAAAATCATCAATTATATTTTTTGTTAGCTTTCTATTTAATATTTTAGATGCAAAAAATCTAACAAATTCATCCGATGGATTGTTTATTTCTTTCTTAAAGATTTCCTGTATCTCTCTAATATATCTTTGCTTATTAGCCATAGATAAAATGTTATCTATATCTAAGTTTTCTTTTGCAAACTTTTCAAGTTCCTTTATATCTTTGTCTTTCAGATTTTCCAAATCTATTATTAAAAATGGTTTTTTATCCATTTTGTTCTTTTCATCTAAATCAGAAAAAAATCTATACTCTATTCCATTAGTCAGGATTCCGAATTTAGCATCTGTAACCGTAAAATATCTAACTAATTGATTATGATGATTATCTAACTCCTCTTTATGGTTTTTAACTTCAATAAGTATTATTGGCTTTCCATCTTGTAAAATTGCATAATCCACTTTTTCCTTTTTCTTTTTGCCTATATCTGCTGTAAACTCTGGAACTACAACAGTAGGGTCAAAAACATCGTAGCCAAGGGCATTTAAAAAAGGCATTACAAATGAATGTTTTGTTGCTTCTTCTGTCTGGACATTATCTTTAATATTTTTAATTCTTTCTGATAACTCCTTTAGTTTGGCTTCAAGTTCCATGTCTCCCTCCTTTTAAAATTAACTGCTATTCACGATCCTAAATATTGTTAAAGGTGTCATTAAATCATAGTCACTCACTTGTATTGCCATGGCTTTTATAGACTCGAATACTTCCACTAATTCATTAATAGATGTATCTAATATAGCCTGTGCGTAATAATCTTTTATGCCAACTAAATATGTATTAGGTATAAATTTTCCACCATATTTTAAATAATAAGAGTTTAAAGAGTCTCTAAGATTTTCTTCCTTTATGATTCCGAGTAATTTTTGGTTGTTTTCTGTAATAAATATGATAAAAGTTTCAAATTCAACATTTTTAATAAAAGGGATTAACAATTCTATTTGGTCAGCTAAAAATTCAACATCTTTGGTATTCATTTGAAATAAAGTTGCTATCTTGTTTATTTCTTCATATTTCTTTTTTGGATTTTTAGCTATATGAATTCTATTTAAAATTTCAGTGAACCAAGAGTATAAGCTTTTAAGCATCTCTTTTGACACTAAATAAAAGGAACCTTTTTCTAAAAACAGTTGACCTTCTTCTGCTTTTTCAAAAGACGGTAATTTTGAAATATCTATTTCTTCAAGTAGCTTTAATGTTATTATGTCTAACGGTTCCTTAAATTCCTTTGAAGATTTGATTACCTCACTGGTTTTCTCATATCTTAAATAAGATTTTGATGCTCCTAAACTTGGTTCTATATTCCTGCTTTTTTTACTTTCTTCTAATGTTTCTATGCCGGTTGTTAAACCTTCAAAAATTTGACTAAAGTAAAAAGGAATTCTCTGCTTATCTTCATATAAAAAATCATAAAAGCTTATATCTTTTTCCTTTTTTGGCAACCTCTATTCTCCTTTCTATTTCTTCTTGTTCTTTTTTGAAACTTTTATAATCCTTTTCTATTTCTGTAAAGAATTTATCTAACAACTCCTTGTTTTTACTCTTATAAGACTCTCTAAATATTTGAAGTAGTGAGCTAAAATTAGTCATTTTTAATCACCACCTTAAAAAGTATTCTTTTAGAATTAAAATAATCCCAAAATTTTCAATTTCCTTCTTAATTTTTTTAATTCTTTCACAACATTTTCTTTCGTAGGACTATCTGGAAAATTCGCCTCTATGTAGAGAATATCATTTGGTAAAGTTTCATATATGTTATATCTATTTCTATACCACGCCCAAATAAATGCAGGAATAACTAACGAAGCAAAAATTACATATCCTATCAGAAAATCTTTATGACTAATAGTAGATTCTCCTGTTACAAAATTTACTAATCCGGCTTCAGCTATTCCATTAAAAATAGTAAATGCAAATACAAAAAGTAAACCAAGAGCTGATGCCACTGATAAATCTACAAGAGGTTTAAACTTTAGCCCTTTTTCAGTATTTTTTTTATAAAATTTCTCCAAAGTTAGAAGTCTTATATCTGGATCAACACTACCATTTTTTATCTCAACTTTATTACCAACTCCACCTATTACCGTATTGTTATTTCCATTAACATTTACACAAGAATTTACATATGCTCTTTTCATGGCATTTTCTATAGAGAATATATCTTCCTGTGTAATATTTGGATTTTCTTTTTTCAATTCGTTTATAAAGTTTTCAAAAAATTCTTGAAAATCTCTTTCATTCATAATCTACCCCCCAGCTATTTCTATAAGTTCCATTAATGCTTTATCCCAATCTTTTTTATCTTTAAAGTGTTTATAGGCATATATTATTAACTTTGCTTTTATTTCGGGTTTTAGTTCCTTCCCAAGTTTTTTTTCGGCATTCTCAAGTCCTATTATTATATTTTCTAATAACTTCTCGTCTAATTCTTTCTTTTCCTCTTGGGGCAAAAACATCTCCCCTTTGCCTTCTCGGAGCCATTCGGGGTTTACGTTGAATTTTTCTTCTATGATTTTTAAAGTTCTGGGAGAAGGATTGGTTTTTCCAGATATATATTCCGAAATAGTAGGTGGCTTAACACCTATTTCTTCAGCAAATTTCCTTTGACTCAATCCAAGTGTTTCTAATAATTTTTTGAGCCTACAACCAAAAGAATTTTCCTTATTATCATTAGCTTTTTCTAAAGTTTTTTCCATTACCGTTTCAACCATAATTAATATTACCTAATAATAAATAAATTACCTATTGACAAGTTAGGTATCCTAACTTATACTTAATATTACCTATTATGCAAAATTGCACATAAGGGCTGTAAATAATGATAAGGGAAAAAGTCTATCTTGACAATAAGGAAGTAGTCTATATTCGTAAAGTTTTATTAGAAAAGGGCATTAGACCTATAGACCTTGCTCGCAAGCTCGGAGTTAATACAAGCACAATTTATAAAATCCTTAATGGTTCTACTCGCTCCAAAAGAATAGCTCTTGCTATTGAGGATTATCTCGGTGTTCCAAACTTGTTCCCTTATGCTCATCAGGACACCTCCAGTAGTTTTGATAATAAAAATACCGAACAAAACCTGACAAAAACATTGAAAAACACAAACAATTCACAAGAAAAAACTGAAAATTTAATTGCAAATAAAAATTAGGGGGAAATTAACAATGTGTAAACCCGCTTTTAAGGATTTAGCCCTTGAACTTGGAATGGAAATCTTCCAGGAAGGAAAGGATAAAGGATTTGATGACAACGATTTAGCCGAATTTATAGGTTCAAAACCAAGTTCAATCAAAGCTTATAGGTATGGGGACTCTACACCAAGTTTAGCTGTATTCGTAGGTGCATGGAAAAGAATAAAACCTATAAGAACACTTAAAAAGCTCGCTTCATGGTCAAACTGCGTAGTTATCCAGCTTCCTGAGGTAGAAGAAGGGTTCGGTCAACTAATACAACATACCGGACAAGTAATGAAAGAAACATCAGATGTTATTGAAAAGTTCGGAAAAGCTATATCAGACGGAATTTTGGAAAACAAAGAGATAGATGAACTTGAAAAAGAAATAGAAGAAGCAATAGAAGCACTTGTTCAGCTTAAGCTAAAGTTAGAGAAGGAGAGAAAGTGATGTTTGAAGTGTTTGTTTTTTCATTTATTACAGCATTGATGATAACAGGATTTTTTATCTTATTTGTGAAGATTTCAGGAATTGAAAAACTTCTGCTTGAAACCAGAAAGGAGAAAGACGAATGAAAGAGCTCATTACTTCAATAATTATAGGAACAGCTTTAATTTATATGGCTATAGATTTAATATTTGATAAAACAAAAACCTTATTAAAGTTAGTTTCTACTTTATTAGTTCTTCTGATTTTTTCTATATCAATCTTAATTTTTCAAATAGAAAAAATCTCAAAACAAATTCCTGATAAGGATTATTACAAAGCTGATAGCATTAAACACTATAAAGGGGAGGAGAATTGAAATGAGAAATTTCATATATGCAGGTTTTTTATCAAGTTTTGCAATTTCCAATAATAATTTTCCTGTATTTACTATAGAAGATAGATTAAATAGCAAAATTAAAAAATCCATATTTGAATTCCACAAAAATTTGAAAACTTCCATACCTATTACCTATACCCCTAAAAATCCAAAAAAGTTAGGACAGGTTGGACACTTATCGATTAATCTAACAAGATCTACCGTATCAGATGTTATATATAACACCATCTCCCCCGCCGGCACTTGCTGTGGTATTCCTTCCTCCCCCTCCATTAATTGGTCTGCTCTTTGTGGGCAGACCCTTTTTCAAAAGGCTTGCCTTAACGGTGAGTTTTTTGGAAAAGGGAAAGGATCTGAGGGAGATAGTCTTGGACCACAAAAAACAGGAGCACAGAAAAAATGATTAACCAAAGAAAGAAAAGAACGGCAACTGTTTTATCGTTTATTTCAAGGTGTAAATATTTGGAGATACTTAAGGACACTATCGTGGTAGTTCTTTTATTGCTTTTAAAGCTACTTTTTGCCTTTTTGTTAGCCCTGTTATATTTATTTTTCCTTCCTATTTTTACAGGGGTTTTATGGCTTATATTCCGATTAGACAATCGTTTTAAATTCCTCCTTGTAATTAAAACTCCAAATGTAAGGATACAAGAAAAAGAAGATAACCCTGTTATATATAACACCTCACGAGGCAACAGCCATGCATAACTTAATCACAGCAAAACAAATAGCACAACTACTTGGTAAAAGCAGACAGGCTATAGAAAAAAGAGCCAAAAAAGAAGGCTGGAAGTATGAGGAAAGACCTAATCCAAGAGGTGGAAAACCGATTAAATTTTACTACCTTGAGACCCTACCTTCTGACATAAAATCAGCACTTGAGCAATGCAACCAGTTCCCGCTTAGCAATGCAACTTTCAATGGAAAGTGGGAACCAGAAAAGTTCTCACTAAACAAAGCCAATGCAACCGAAAGCGGGAACCAAAGTGGGAACCAAAATGAAACCCTTGAAAATAAAAGCTCTGACAATGCAACCAGTGAGAAAAATAAAACTGAAAGTGTAAACTTAACCAATGCAACCGATGAAAACATTGATATAAAAGAGTTTGCCAATGCAACCTCAATGCAACCAGATAAACTTGATGAAAATTCCAATGCAACCTCTACCAATGAAACCAATGCAACCAATGCAACCGAAAGTGGGAACCAAAGTGGGAACTGTAATGTGAACCTTGAAAATAAAGAATTTAAAAATGCAACCAATATAAAAAATACAACTGAAAGTGAGAATAAAAAATGCAACCTTGATAAAAATACCGAAAATAAAGGCTCTAAAAATGCAACCAATAATGCAACCTTAAAAAATAAAAATGCAACCTGTGAAAAAAATGCAACCGAAAATGCAACCAAAAATGCAACCGAAAGTGGGAACCAATGCAACCAGATTGATGGACTACCAGAATGGATAACAGCTTCTCAGCTTTCACATATACTTGGGGTTTCAAAAAGAGCTATAAACAAAAGAGCAAATGAAGAAAAGTGGGAATACAGAAAAGTTCCAACTAAAGGCGGTTATCAAAAACAGTTCAAAACAGATAGCCTACCAGGTGATATATTCAGAAAACTCATTCTAAAGCTTACAAACCAATATTCAGACCTGCCTGAAGAATTCGTTCCACGCTTTTCAACCAAATCGTTAGAAGAGCTTAAAGAATGTATGAGACTTTATATGATAGCTCCAGACCAGCATAAAAAAGAAGCCGACGCAAAACTTGCAATAATAAAAGCATACGAAACATTCAGACAAAGAAGCTCAGATCTAAAAGAAGGAGAAGCTAAGAGCCTATTTATAAAACTATTCAACCAGGGCAAAATCTCTGTTCCAGAAGCCTATGAAGTAGGTATAGACCAGATAACTCTAAAAACATTCTACAAATGGCTTGAAGATTACAACCTAAACGGCTTATACGGACTACTTCCTAAACACATACAAAAAGGCAGAAAATCAAAAATCACCCCAGAAATGATAAAGATAATCTGGGCACAGATAGGAAAAGGAATAACCAGAGGAAAGAAAATATACGAAGCCCTCAAATACCACAAATTAAAGGGTGATATAAAAGAAGACCTGCCATCTTATGCTTCATTTATGAGATTTTACCAAAAATTCAAAAGAGAAAATGACGCAAAAATCAAAATGATTTTAGAACCTGACAAATTCCGTTCAGAGTATATGCCAGCATTTGGAGACCAGACAGAGCAATACAAAGCAGAGTATTACGGACAAGTTTTAATGCTTGACGCAACAAAAGGCGATGTAATGTGTAGATGGAAAGAAGAAGTAGACGGCAAATTAATAGAAAAAACAAAAAGACTAACCCTTACAATTTTCATAGATGTTTATTCAAGAGACATCAGATTTGCACTATCAGAAAGAGAAAACAGCTATGTTGTAGTAGATAGCCTGCTTAGAAACTGGCTTTTAGATGTTGGAGTTCCTGAGCTTATCATTACAGATAATGGCTCAGTTTACAAATCTAAACACTTCCAGCAAGTTTCTAACCGTTTCAATATAAAAATTTTATACACACAAGCCTATTCTCCAGAGCAAAAAGCTATAGTAGAAAGAGCTTTTGGAACTATAGCAACACAGTTTTTTGAAACTTTAGAGGGATACATCGGACACAATGTTGAGCAAAGAAAAGCAATAGAAAGCCGTAAAAAATGGGCAACAAAACTTTATAAAGATGATAGCTTTTCTGTAGAAATTTTACTGTCTCCTGAACAGCTCCAAGAAAGAATTGAAGAATACCTTGAAAAAAGATACAGAAAAGAAAGACACAGTTTCGGAATTGTTGAAGAGCTTATTGCAAAATCTCCAAAACTTTCACCTAAAATCACAGACGAAAGAACACTTGACATACTCCTTGGAGAAGAACACAGGAGAAAACTTACAAACAAAGGAATCAGGCTTAATAACAGAATATATGTTTCAGATAAGCTCATTGATTACTACCTTGAAAAAGGTAAAGAAAGCTGGGTAATTGTCAGGGAAGACATATCAGATATTAGAAGAATTTATGTCTATGACACAAAAGGTCAATTTATCTGTGAAGCATTTGATACAAGAGGATTATCTGAAGAAATAAAAGCATCAGTAGCTAAAAAAGCACATAAAAAAGCCCTCAGAAGTGCAAAAGAAGAAAGGAAGAAAATCAAACAATTTACAGAAGAATACTCAAGCACTCCTTACGAAATTATGCTTACCGGTTGGCAAGAACCTAAAAAACAAAATAACCAAGATACAAAAGTTATCCAGTTCCCAAGACCACAGCAAGAATTTGAAAACGAAGAAATCAAAGTTGCCAAAAAGCTTGCAGATGAAAAACAGGAAAAACAAGAACTGGCAAAAGAACAAACTCAAAACTATACATCAGCTATTCAAAGAGCTTATGCACTATTTGACCTTATAGAAGAAGGAAAACCTATATCTGCAGAAGACTATGAATTCTTAAAAGAATACAGCAAAACAGAAGAATACAAAGAACATAAGAATATGGGAGTATTCCCTGATCTTGATGAGATGGAAATAAAAATCGCATAAGGAGAAAGCCATGGAAGAAATGCTGATATTGATAGGCATTCTGGTAGTGATACTTAGCCCAATAATCGCAATAAAACTTTTTACATAGGAGGTTGTCATGGCTAAGGAAAAAAGAAAACCTGAAATGTCCGTAGAAGAAGCAATTAAGGCAGTAAGAAATTATCTTCTCACAGGTTTTCCTACAGGACTAACCGGTGGTAAGAGGATAGAAATAGTTCAGAGTGAACCGGAAGGCAAGATCCTAAGAGAATTTAGCTGGGATATTCCTATCCTTCGCAAAGCTCAGGGAGAAATAAAAACAGCAATAAAATCGCTAAAAGAAAAGAACTTCAGAATCTACCTTACAAAAAACTTTTAGGAGGTGTCTAATCATGACAAAAGCAGAGCTAATTGCAAAAATGGCTGCACAAGCCGGCGTTTCGAAAGCATCAGCAGAAAGATGTTTAAATGGATTTGTTAATGCTATTACGGAAGCTCTGGAAAAAGGAGAAAGAGTAGCAATTCCAAATTTAGGCGTTTTCAATGTAAAAGAAAAAGCTGCCAGAACCGGTAGAAATCCAAGAACCGGTGAAGTAGTTCAAATACCGGCAAGGAAAGCAGTAAAGTTCTCACCATCAGCAGTTTTAAAGAAAAAAGTTAATTCATAAGGGGCTTTTGCCCCTTTTTAAAAACAAAAAGGAGAAAAACGATGGTAGCTAAAATCCATTGGATTGGAAAAATCAAAAAATACAAAGTAGTGATTTTTCTAAGTGGAGAAAAGTTTATTGAAGCTTACACAAAAACATTTATGGAAGCTGTAAGAATCGTTGAAAAATTCAAAGGAGGAAAACTATGCGTCAAATAGTCTTAGAGTTTAAAGATGGACATACAGAAACATTTAGTCCTCAATGGTTTATGCTTTCGTGGAATCCAAGAACAAATATAGCAACAGTAATAGATAAAACATCTCTTGTTAAAAGAAAATACCTATGTTCTAAGATTTTCACATTTGCTGATGAGATAAGACTGATAGTTATTGAGCCTGTAGCTATAGAAAAAGGAAACGGTGAGGAGATTGAGAGATTCGCTCTCCCAATCGTCCCTACCTCTGAAAATCCAATTGCAAATAACAATTAGGGGGAAATACAATGCGTAAGGACAAGTTTATCACAAGCATATCAAACGTGGCAACTTTTCTTGAAGTAGTAAATTTTTTAAGAAAAGCTCCAGATTACAGCCCCAAAATTGGTGTAATTACCGCAACCTATGGAATAGGAAAAACTGAAACCTGTACATGGTATTACACACAAAACTTGAAAAACACAATCTATATCTCCATCACAGCCTCTATGAACACAAAAGACATATTTGAAGAGATACTTTTTGAACTTGGAGAAGCTCCAAAAGGAAATCTGAACAGAATTTTCAAAAGAATTGTTGACCTTATAAATCTCCGTGAGGAACCACCATTAATACTCCTTGATGAATCAAATAGACTTGCAAATAAAGAAAGAGCAGTAGAAATGCTTAGAGATGTGCATGATCTTACAGGTAGTGCTATTTGTCTGGTAGGTTCTCCGGAGTTCCTTCCAACAATCAGAAAATACCACGCATTTTACTCCAGAGTAAGAATAGAAAGAGTCTTAAAACCATTAACTCTCAAAGATGTAAAAAAGCTTACAAAAGAGCTTGTAGAAACAGTATCTCTTACAGACGATGCAATATCAGTTCTGAAAGAAAAAACAAACGGAAACACCAGAAGAATAGTAATCACCCTTGGGGCTGTTGAGGAATACGCAAGGGCAAATCAAAAGGAAGTAATTGATGCATCAGATATTAAAAAAATCTTTGCATTTAAAGCCGAGGAGTAAAAATGGCAACTTATAACGAAAAAGCTTGGGCATTTGTTAGAAAAACTAAACAGCCTTTCACAGCTTGGGACTTGGCAAGAGTAGCTCAGGTGTCTTATTCCTTTGCAAGAAAATATGTTTATTACTTGCAAAGAGCAGAATACTTGAAAATTGTAGGAAAAAGAGGAAAAGAAAGATTATATAGAACCATAAGAATTACAGGTGTAAAACCAGTTAAGGTGAATCATCATAAGAAAGTTGTTATAGATGAAAATACTGGTGAAGTCTTTAGCATAACCAAAACCAAAAGATCAGAGATACGGCAAAGAATATGGGATGCGATCAAAGAACTTCAACAATTTACAACTTCAGATATTTATAAAAAAACTCTTGTAGCTACAGATTCTATAAGAGATTATGTAAGGTTTTTAGAAAAGGCAGGCTTTGTTGAAAAGATAAGTAAAAAAGAAAAGTACACCGTCTACAAACTTTCAAAATCACAAGAAGAGTATCCAGAAGCCAAAAAGGAAATACAATCTAAAAAACTTAAACAACCTAAAGAAAAAAAATATCAGGCTATTTGGAACCTTATTAGAACTTTACCCCAATTTACAGTAAAAGAGCTTTCAAAACAGCTTCCAGATATACACCCTGAAAGTATAAGAATTTATGTAAAGCATTTGAGAAGAGCTGGATATTTAGAAATTGTTAAAAAAACCCAATACGACGGATTTCTTTATAGATTAGTCAGGGACTCTGGAAAAAAAGCACCAATTCTAAGACTTCCTCGAAAGAAAACACCTACAGTCTATGACCCTAACAAGGATAAAACCTATTTATCAATAGGAGAATAGCTATGACTGCTGTAATAAAACCCTTAACATTTGAAGACAAAGAAGGAGTTAGATATTTCATTTCAGCTGGAGGAACTGTGTATATAGAACTTCCAACAGATAAGAAGAAAAAAGCAAAAAATCCATACAGGAAAATAGGACACTACGATTTTTATGATAAGATCTTCACAAAGAAAGAAAAAATTGACAAAAACGCCGTTTATTACAAACTTCAAGCTTTTGGGTTTCCTTATCATCTGCTGAAAGAATTACACTCAAACCCAGATTATGGACTTAAGAAAGTTATCGTTGAGTTTCCAAACTTTGAAATATACGAAATAGATGCAAGTCTGTTATTTGATAAAGGCTACTTTTTAAAACAACAGTTTAGAAACTACAAAAACAAAGGTTTAGAACTTCGGCTCTATGTGCCAATTAAGTATTTTTCAAAAACAGATTTAAGGAGGTAGAACCATGTCAAACAAAACAATTTCACCTAAAGAACAACTCATTAACCAGTTTAAGCAACTTGGACTTATTAAAAATGTCCACTGGGTAATTTTAGAAGAAGATGACAAACCATTTATCACAATTGACGGCTTACTCTGGCTTGCAAACAACCATCCAGATGAAGAAAAAAGAGCTGTTGATATCCAATCACAGCTTCTACAAACACAGCCTGTAATTATAGTCAAATCTAAAGTTACATTATCAAGTGGAATATCTGCAGAAGCTCTTGGTTCAGCAAGCAGAGAATACGCAGACACAGACCGACTTATAGAACTTGCAGAAAGCAGAGCAACAGCAAGAGCCTTAAGAAAACTATATGCTCTTGGAACACCAGTAGAGGAAAACTAAAATGCCATCCCATAAAGCACTTGCAAAAATACACATAGCAAAAAAAGAGCTAAATCTTTCAGATGAAGAATATAGACAGATACTTTACGATTGTTTTGGAGTTGATAGTTCTAAATATCTAACAGAGGAACAGGCAAATATGCTAATAGCTGTTTTCGTTGATATGGGCTGGAAACCAAAGAAAAAAGAAGAAAAACCAAAAGCCAAAAAATACGATGAGCTGGGAGATAGAAAGGGGTTTGCCACCCCTGCCCAGCTTAGAAAAATAGAAACGATGTGGAAAATAGTATCACGGGAAAAAACAAAGAAAAGCCTCGACAGATTTTTATTCAAAAGATTTAAGGTAATGAAACTTGAAAACTTACCATTTGATAAAGTTCCTGCGGTTTTAAAAGCCCTTGAAAGTATGAAAGCAAAATGTACTACCACTAAAACTACTAACACAAAACAGATTGATGAACCAGTAGATTTTTAAATTAGGAGGGCATTATGCTCAAATTTATACCTGTTGACGAATTCATAAGAAAAACAAAAACAGACAGGATGACTTTTTACAGGAGAAAATTTGGGTTTAAATACCTTACCGTAAAACTAAAACAAGAATTCATACTTGTAGAGATAAAAAATAACAAAATTAAAGCTGTAGATCCCAGTATAATCAAGGAATTTCAACAGTTTTTCTCAAATTAATTATCTTTGAGTGTTATATATAACACCTGCCCTTTTCTTTTCATTTATCTTTTATTCAAAACCATTTGAGGTTATGAAGATGGCAGAATTTTTACATGGTGTTGTAGTTCAAGGAAAAAATACAGGTATTATTCCATTTGTTGAAGTTCCTTCAGCAATAATAGGACTGGTCGGAACAGCTCCTCAAGGAGAACCGTGGAAGATTCACACAGTAAGAAATTGGGATGATGCTGTTAATATCTTTGGAAATGAAACAGCTGGATACACAATCCATAGAGCAATCAGGAACTACTTCAATTATAGGGAAACAACTGTTTTAGTTATCAATGTATTTGACCCTACAGTTCACACAGATGTATCTGCAGTGACAGCAACAGATGTTGTTAATGGTTTAAACATTTTCAAAAGAGCTAAACAAGAGCTTGGATTTTTTCCGAAAATCTTAGATGCTCCCAACTTTTCACACGATTTAACAGTAGCACAGGCAATGTCTTCACTGGCAGACCAGATAAGAGCAATTGCACTTGTTAACGTTCCAGAAGGAGCAGATATAACATCTGCAGTAAACTTTAAGAATAACTTTTCTTCTAAAAGAGTTTATGTTTTTTATCCTAAAGTTTACACCCTTGATGCTCTTTCTGGTCAACCTTCTTTAGACTGGCTATCTTCTGTAGCTGCAGGACTGATTGTCAAAATAGACTACGAAAAAGGCTTTCAAAACTCACCATCTAACAAAGAGTTAAAAGGAATACTCGGACTCGAGTTTATATACGAATACATACCAGATGACCCAACAAGCGAAGTTCAATACATAAACTCACAAGGAATAATAACAGTTAAAAAAGATAGAGCAGGATATAGACTATTTGGTAATACTTCATCTGCTTTTCCAGCGAATACTCACCCTGCAGATGTATTTATAAACTGGGTCAGAGTTGCAGATATACTTGATGAAACTATACAGGATAACCTTATACAAACCCTTGATGAAAACATAATTGATAACCCTTACGACCCTACAACTTCTATTGTTTACAGAGTTAGGGAAAGCATAGATGATTTACTAAACACGTGGAAAGCAAAAGGAATAATCATATCTGGAGAAGCAGAAGTTCCACTTGAGCTAAATACACCTTCAGAACTTGCATCAGGAAATGTCCATTACAGGATTAACAACTTTACGGTATCTACACCAATGCAGGGCATAACAATAGAAAGAATAGCAAATTCTGATGCACTAGCACAGGTTTTCTCTAAACTTTTTGGAGGTAATCAGTAATGGCTGAAAACAGGATTATTACATTTGAAAAAAATAAATGCTGGATAAATGGAAATGAATTTTTCGGAACAGCAGAAGAAGGATCCGTAGAAGCAAAAAGAAAAATGCTTGATTATGACGGAATGGCGATGCCTGCCCCTGTAAAAATTCCTTCTGGAAAACTTGAAGCAATGACAGCAAAGCTAAAAGTAAAACTTTCAGACCCAATTGTATTAACAGAGCTTTCCAAAAATAGAGGATTTGTTGAAGTTAGACTCAAAGGAAAAGCTGCAGTTATGAATTCTACACAAGGATTTGTAAATGATGAGGATATAACAACAAGAATAAAAGGATTTGTTGAAGAAATTCCAACTCCAACTCATAAAGATGGAGAAATTCCATCTAAAGAGTTCACTATAAACGCCCTTTATTTAGAAGTATCAAAAAATGGTTCAGTAATCCTAAAAGTAGACGTTAGCTCTGGAGAAGTTATTCCACAAGATTTAGTGTAGGAGAAAAAAGATGGAAGTAATTCTTGCATGTGAAGGAATAAAAAGAAACGGTTTAGAATTAACGCCAGAAATAATAAATCAGATAGTAGAAACCTTTTCAGACTTGAATTATAAACCACCAATAGTCCTTGGGCATATATCAGACTATAAGGATGGAGATCCAGCTTACGGAAGAGTTTTATCACTGAAAACAGTTAAGCAAATTAATGGTAAAACATGCCTCGCTGGAGAGTTAAAGTTAAGTAACTACCTACAATCTCTTATGAATTCTGGAGAATATGATGGATTTTCAATTGGGGTTAAATTTGACCCAGAAACAAATAAAGCATATCTTCATCACCTTGCAGTTTTAGGAGCATACCCTCCTGCAGACCAAACAGCAGGAGAACCACTGCAACTTAGCCTTTCAGAAAACGAACTTAAAAACTTAACAACTTTTGAAATAAAACTTTCAGACAAAGGAGGAAAACAGATGGATATTAAAGACATTATCCAAAATGAAGAATTTAAAAAGTCTATAGCCCAAATAGTTAAAGAAACAGTTCAAAAACAGTTAAACCTATCTACAAAAGAGCAAAAAGAAGAAAAACCAGCTCAAAAGGAAAACAAGATAGAAAACCTTTATAAACAAGAGAAAATACAAAGGTTAAAAGACATAGCTCTCTCTGTTGGAATGGGAGAAGAAGGAATTAAAGCATTAGAGCAATTTGGACAGCTTCTTAAGCCTGTTATTAATCTATCAGATGGAACAGAATTTTCACCTTTTGACCTTTTAGAAAAAGCTTTAAAGGACATCAAGCCAAGAGCAGATAAAGAAGACCTATTCAAAGATATTAATCTTTCCTCATCTTCAGAAAACTATGTTTTAGATACAACCCAGCTTGCAAGAATGTTTACAGGAGGTGATAAATAATGGGAGTTAATGGAAAAATAGGAGAAATTACAGTAAAAGAAGTTCAGGTTGTAGCAGATGTTGAGCATAAACCTGTAATTGTTACAAAAAATCTGCTTACAGGACAAGGAGTATTAGAAGCAGGAAGCATTATAGGAAAAGACCTTTCTACTGGAGATTTGGTTTTTTATGATCCAACAGCGGTAGATTCTACAACAGGAAATCCAACTCAGGAACCTATTGGGGTTCTTGCAAATCTGGTAGATACAGATAGACAAACTCTGGCAAATGTAATCGTTCACGGAGTAGTCCTTAAAAATGCCTTAAAGGTTAAAGCTGGAACTATTGACCCAACTGTTTTAGACGCTTTAGAAGCAAAAACAATCTGGACTATATAAGGAGGAGTATAAATGGGTATGCAAATTAATTTGAGTAAATTTTTAACTCCACAAAAAATAAAAGACTATATTTCCACTTCACCTTACAAACCAAAGGTGATAACTAAGGAACTTTACTCAAGAGATGTAGATACCTACGAATCTGCAGTGTATCCTTACGCAGAAATTCAAGAAGTTACTGGAAATGTTCCGTTAGTTTTAAGAGGCGGTCATCCTGTAAATGTAGCTGGGGATAGTGCTAAATACAACTTCATTGAGGTTCAACCTGTAGATATTACAGAAACATTAAACCCTGTTGACCTTGTGAATATGAAAGCCCTTGGAGATGTAGCAGTAGAAAAAATCGTTAGACAGAAAGTTCAAAAATTCCATAAAATAGTTTTAGATACAGTAGAAGCTTTAGCATCACAAACCCTTTCAGGAAAAATCTCTTACCAGATAAAAACACAAGCAGGACTTGATTTATATGAAGTAAACTTTGGAACAGTGGCAGATTTATCACCTTCTACAGCTCCAGCAAACCTAAAAGATCTTTACAATTTACTTGTGGATATGGAAGGAAAACTGCAGGAAAAAGGATACGGACAGGAAGTTAAAGTTTACGCAGGAAAACAAGCTTACGGAAAAATACTTGAAATTGCATTCTCATACAGTGGAAAAACAATAAAAGTAGAAGAAAAAGACGGAGGAATTTATATCGGAAACTACTTTATCAAACCAATTACCACAGGATACAAGGATAAAGACGGAAACTTTGTTAGAGCAGTTCCCGATAACAAGATAAAAATGATAGATAAATCTGCACCGTTCAGGCTCAGATACCTTGCTATTGATGATTTAAGAGCAAATCTAAAAGCTATGCCTTTATTCGTAGCTCAAAAACCAGAAGGAAAAACTATAGAACTTGAAGGACAGTCAAAACCACTGCCTATACCTGTTACGGACGCAATAGTTGATGCTACCATCGTATAAACCATTGGGGCTTACAGCCCCTCTTTTCATTAGAGGCAGAAGATGAATATATCAGATCTACAAAATCTAATAACAGTGGAAGACATAAAAAAAGCAGTTCCAGAAAAAGATTTAATGCACATAGCATTTGACGATACTACCCTTTCCATTTCTAATGAAAAGATACAAAACGCCATAAACATATCAGTAAAAAAGCTATTTACAAAACTAATAAAATGCGAAAAAACAGCCCTTGAAGACTGGGAAATAGAAATAGCAAAACTGTATTTAATTAAAGATACAATTTACCAGCTTCACACAATGAACGAAACAGAAAGCCTTGCTCAAGATAAGCTTATAGAAGCACGCCAAATATTAAAAGACTGGCTTGGAGACTGTGGAAAAGAAGAACCTAAAAAAATAACAACTGTGAAGGTAGTTAAATATGAGTCAAAATACAAATTCTAATGTAAATTCCCTTGCAACAAAGCTAAAAATAGGGGATATACTCTTTTTCCAAGACTTTATAGAAGCTCCAGAAAAACTATTTTCAAAACCAGATACAGAAGAATATTACGACCTTATAGATTATATGCTCACAGATTATGAAATAGAAACAGCAATAGAAGCAAGAAAATCAGCAATTTTATCACTACCACATGGATTTGAAGGAGATAAACAGGCAGTCCAGCTTGTAGAAAAAGCCCTCGAAGATATAAACTTTGAACAGGATTTAAAAAGCTTTTTAGACTTTTTAGCTTATGGAAGTTATTACTTTATCGTTAATTGGAAACAGGAAAGAGACTTTTTAAAAATAGCAAGTATAGATCCAGCCCATCCAAGACATTTCAAATGGGATAAAAAAGGAAATCTTTATTACAAATCAGGAACAGATTATAAAAAAATTCCAAAATACAGAATTTTATACTTTAGAAGAAACCCAACTCCAGAAAACCCTTACGGACAGAGCATACTAAAAGCCTGTTTTCCAATGTGGAAGCTAAAATATGAAACTATAAACCAACTTTTTGCTTATCAAGACAAATACGCAAATCCACCAGTAGCAGGAATAAAAAAAGAAGGAGACCTACCAGAAGAAAAAGCCCAAAAAGTAGCAGAAGATTTAGCACAGCTCCAATCTGGAAGTTCTGCATTCTTTCAAGGATTAGACGATGTTAAGACTATTACTCCAGGAACAGGCTCTGCAGAGTTTTGGAACACAATAAGAAATTGTGATTTAGCAATATCAAAAGCAATAACAAAACAAACATTAACAACAAATGCTTCAGATACAGGAAAAGGTTCTTATGCACTTGGAAAAGTCCATCAAGAAACATTAGAAATGATAGCAATTTATGATGCCTTATATCTGCAGAGAAAATTAAATATAACCCTTATAAAATGGATACTTGAGCTAAACAACATAAAAGGCAATTGCCAGTTCAAATTTGAAATTCCAGATGAAGCAGATTTAGAAGATATATTTAAAGCAATAGATAAAGGTTTAGCAGTTTCGGAAGATTATCTATATCAAAGGCTAAAAATTCCAAAGCCAAAACCTTCAGACAAAGTTATCCAGTCTATAAAACAACCACTAATGATGTCTGATATAGGAGGTGAAGAAGATTTAAATTTTTTTTAAGTAATTCTGAAGCAGATTTAAACAAGGATGCAAAATTAGTAGAAAACCATCTAAAAATAATAGAAAAAGCAAAACAAAAAACTGCCAATTTATTAGCAAAAGCCTTATCAAAAAATATAGAAAACCCTAAAATCTCAAAAAAAGATTTAACAGAATACACAGAGCAATTATATAAATCCTTTTTACTATCCTTTCTAACAGGCTATTACCACGCACAAAAACTTACTGGAGAAATCAAACTATCAGATAACTTCAAAATGAAATTTGAAGAAGCAATAGACCACCTAAAATCAATGATACCAATGAAAAAAGAAGAATTTAACAAGTTATCAGCTCATCTAAAATACAGAGCATTTACTATTGCTAAAGTATCATCAGAAGACCTTATAAATAAAGTAAAACAGATATATACAAAAACTCTTGAAGAAGGAAAGACAAAACAAGAGACCCTGCAGGAAGTGCATAAAATCCTACCAAACCTAACAGCAAACCATTTATCCATACACTACAACAATAACGTAATGATAGCCTACAACGCAGGAAGGATAAAGCACTTTAAGGATAACAAAGCAGTTCAGTATCTAATATATAACGCTATATTAGACGGACATACTACAAACCTATGCCGAAAACTCCACGGCACAGTAAAACCGAAAGATGACTCCTTTTGGGATAAATTCTATCCTCCGAACCATCACAATTGCCGTTCAATAGTTTATCCAGTCCATAAAAGCCAGCTTGGGAAAAAGATATCCTATGTAAAAGCAGATGAAGAAACTGGAAAATTGCAAAAAGAAGAAATAAAAATAAAACCATCAAAACTAAATCCAAAAGAAATACTAAAAGATAAAATCCTATCTCAAGAATTCCAATTTAGAGGAAACCCAGAAAAAGCCATTTACGAAATACCAGATAGCCTAATAGACAGAGCCATAAAATACGGAATAATAGAAGACTTAATAAAAACAGCTAAAGATTATTTCTGCAAAATCAAACTATCCACAGAAGACGAATGTGAAGAAAATATAAAGAGAATATTCATAAAATCAAAAGAAAGTTTTGAAGATTTCATTCAAGAAGTTTTATCTGCTAATTTCAAGCCAAAAGGGAGATTAAAACCTATAGGATGGTTATCTAAAGATTTGAGAGAACTTATCAAACAAAAAGGCTTAAATCCAAAAACGCCATTAATAGTAATAAACGATAAAAGAATTATCCACAGTATAAGAGATATAAAAGCTGTAAAAGGAGCTTCTCTAAGTATTGAAGAACTTAAAAAACTACCAGATATTTTAGAAAACCCAGAAGCTGTTATTTTTGACAAAATCCATCAGAACATTATATATGTATCTTCCAGCATAGAGGAACCAAAAAAAAATAAAATCGTTGTTGAAGTTAACTATAAACTTAAAAAGCTAAAGAAACTTATTAAGCAAGAACCTGAATTTAAAGATATATTAGAGGTTTATCAAGAACTTGAAAATGTAGATAATATTAATGTTGTTAAAACTATGGGAAAACTGAAAAAAGAAGATTTAATTCAACATATCAAATCAAGAGAATACGAAGTACTAAAAGGAAAAATCCACTGA